GCGGGTGACGGTACCACAACGGCTACCGTCTTGGCCGAAGCTCTGTTAAATCAAGCATATTCTAATTTAAAAGATACATCTATACGCGATATTAAGCAAGGCATCGACACTGCTGTAGCTAAAATTATCGAATACTTAGACTCTATTAAAATAGAAGTAGACAACGACATGCTTACTAACGTAGCTACTATTAGTTGTAACAATGATAAAGCTTTAGGAGCTATAATAGCAGAAGCTTATACTACAGTAGGTAAAGATGGCGTAGTGCTTATGGAAGAATCTGATACAGAAGAAACGTATGTTGATACCGTAGACGGTATACAGTTCGACTGCGGACTTACTTCACCTCACTTTATTACTAACACTGATAAGCAAAAAGCAGAGCTAGACAATCCGCTAGTACTTATTTGTATGTCTGAGATACCTAACATCCGGAAAGTTCAGAGTATTTTAGAGTACGTCATCAAACAGAACCGATCTTTACTTATTGTAGCGCCTGTTGCTCAACAAGTAAAGTCGGCGCTGCTGATGAACAAAGTAAAAGGTAACATTAAAGTTAACATCATTGACTTACCAGGCTTTGGTCCTACTAAAAAAGATACATGCGAAGACTTAGCTATATTAACTGGTGCTACATTATTTAATGAAGAACTAGGAGATGATTTAGATGCTATAAAGCCTGAAGATCTTGGAGAAGTAGAATACTCTGTTACAGATGATAAAAATACAATTATAACTACATTAGAAGAAAGAACTGAAGATGTTGCAGAACGAATCGATCAAGTTGCACGACTTGTTAGTGACGAGAAAAATGATTTCTTTAAAAAGAAGTTGGAACAAAGATTGTCTATGTTATCGGGTAGTGTTGGAATTATCAACGTGGGCGCTAACTCGAAAGTGGAACTTAAAGAAAAGAAAGACAGGGTTGAAGATGCTATATACGCTACAAAGGCTGCGCTCAAAGAAGGTATAGTACCTGGCGGTGGTGTTGCGCTGTATAATGCTTCTCAAAAAATCGAACCCACTAACGTGGGTGAAAAGGTTTTACTTGACGCTATTAAATCCCCTTTTAACACTATATTAGCTAACGCTGGTATATTTGTAGATCAAGATGCTGTAGACCATGAGGGTTATGGTAAAAATGCTATAACTGGCGAACGTATTGATATGGTTAAGCATGGCATTATAGATCCGGTTTTGGTTACAAAATCGGCGCTGAAAAACGCAGTGAGTGTAGTATCAACTATTATATCTGCTGATTGTGTAATCTCAAACATAAGAGTAAATGAAAGCAGTTAATCATTACGTAGTAGTAGATAAAATAAAAGAAGCTGAAAAGAAAGTAGGTGGTCTTTTAATAACTGAATCAACTGATACAGAGAACAGATACTTAAAAGGTAAAGTTATATCTGTAGGTAATTTAGTTGAAGGTGTAGAGGTTGGTGATGTAGTAAATTATGACAAGCATGCTGGTCACGGTATAACTCACAAAGACAAATTTTATTTTGTTATAAGAGTAGGTGATATTGTACTAGTAGATTAAACATAAACTACAAACCAAAACCCACAGACAAAAAATCTAAAACAAATTATTTATTAATCATTAAAAATTTTAAAAATGAAAAATTATTTATACTTCGCGCACGCTGCTCCAGATGCTGGTGCTGGTGATGAAGAAGTACTTATGATCGAGCAAAACAACATCTCTCACTTTGAGATGAAGGATGCTACTACTCTACAAATATGGGGTAAAGAAGGCGTTGGACAAGAGGCTCAAGCTGACGGTGTTGACAACGTGCTAGTAAGACTAACTATTGATACTGGAAAGCACAAAGAAGTACTAGCTGATATAGCTGGAGCTTTAACTGTTGCTGACACAGCTTATGGTGGTTTTGTAGTTGTAGCTGATAAAGAAAACAGTATATTCTTAAATCCTCACATTACAAACGTTGCGATTATAGTTGTTGACGCATCTTAATTTATTAACCTTTAAAAAATAATAAGATGGCTTTAAAAAACTATTTATATTTCGCTAAGAGTGCTCCTGATGGAACTGCAGCAGATGAAGAAACTATAATGATTGACGCTGATTCTATTTCTCATTTTGAAATGGACACGGCTACAAGGTTAAATATTCACTTACGAAAAAACTTTGGTCAAGAGTTTAACCAAGATTCTGATGCTGTTAACAATATAGTAGTAGGTCTTGACATTACTTCTGGCAAACACAAAGATGTTATTCAGTGTTTAGCCGGAGTGTGTACGTCAGGCGCTATTGGCTATGGAGGTTTTACAGTTGTAGCAGACTCTGAAAACTCAGTTTTCGTACACCCTCACATTACAGCTTGTGCTGCAGTTATTGTTACTGACGCTGCTTAATGCGAATAACTAGTCACGATTTACGTGAATTACAAATCCTAAAGTACTACAGGCTCACTAGAAAGTGGGCTTGTAGAACTTACGGATTAACAGATGCAGAGCTAGAGCTGCTAATATATCTAGACTGTAAAAAAAGATTTACACGCAAAGAGTTTGAAGCAGGTGAGTATACTCTCAGCTGGGACAAACACAGATGGGAAAAGCTAAGAAGAGAAGGCTGGATTGAAGTGTGGCGTCATCGAAATCGAACTACGATTAAGTACAGCGTCTTTAAAACTTCTTTTAAATGCAGCCAGTTAATTAGCAGAATATACAGAATACTGTTAGGCGAGGAAGATGTACCTATGTCTGACAGAAGCGTGTTTTATAAAAACAAAACATATACAGATAAAGTATTTAACAAAGCTTTAGATGATATGATTAAAGATCCAGAAAGATAATGGCTTTTAAACTAGGTACTAAAAAAATTCCAATAACAGAATATAAAAATGTATTTTCAGGCGATAGAGATACACGTGTTGGTGGGGTTGATATAGTTAGAGAAAACATGCCTGATGGAACTCTAGGTGAAGCTTACAAAGAAGGATTTATAAAAATAGATAAAAGTATTGATCCAAGCAGTAATCAATATAGAAGAGTGCTACAACACGAGATGAAGCACATGACAGACATGAAAATAGGTAAGACAGACTACGGTGACGACTATGTAAAGTACAACGGAGTTGTTTATCCTAGAGAAAATGGTTATATATTTTACGATGGTCAATGGCGTGAAGAAGGCTATAAAGACTTTCCGTGGGAATTTAAAGATTAAAACTATGGCATACAAAATGAAAGGCATGATGTTCAAGTCGCCTCTTGAAAATGATAATAAAAAAATGATGACTGCTAGCGGTAAAGTCGTTGATAAGAAAACGGCTAAAAACTTTGGCAAAGATATGATGCAAGATAAAGTTGCAGACGATGCAGCTAAAATAGCTGAAAGTAAGAAAGGTGGTCAAGGAACTAATGTAGGTCAATACACTGGAGCCGGTATACCAGAACATTTATATAACGCTGACGGTAAAAAAATAAACACTGACAACTTAGACGAAGGCAACTTAAGCAAAATTAAATTAGAGTCTGGCACGGAAAGAAAATATGTAGAATACGTAGAAGGCTCTAAAGCAGGCGGACGTTTATATCTTTCAAATCCTAAGTAATGATAAGCAATTTAATAGGCGGTTTATTCGGTAAGGTAGTAGAAAACGCTGAAGGAATTTTAGACGAAGTAATAACTACTGACGAAGAAAGAGAAGCAGCTAAAGCTAAGATGAGGCAAATGCTTCTTGACAGCGAGGCTAAAGCTCAAGAACAAGTTACAGCTAGATGGGAAGCAGACATGAAGTCTGATTCATGGCTTAGCAAATCTATACGCCCACTAGTATTAGCTTGGCTTGTAGTATGTACAACTATACTTATATTTGTCGACGCAGGTGTAATTGTATTTAAAGTAGAAGACAAATGGGTTGATCTACTTCAACTCGTATTAATAACAGTAATCGGTGCCTACTTCGGAGGACGATCGATTGAAAAAGTAAAAAAATAAAATGGGACAAAAATCAAACGAAGTAGCTTACGGTTTTGGCCAAATGGGCTGCATGATGGTAGATGGCACTGACGCTTTCTTTCCTCCAAAAGATATGGTTATAGTAGCTATAACAGCTTTAACAGACGTAAACTTTCACGCTACTAACGGATTAGTTTCAGATTTTGAAAGATATACAGATGGCGCTAACAATAGCCCTTGGATTACAACTGATGCTGATGCTCACGGTACTGGAGAGATAGCAGCTCAAAACGCTCACAACGCTAATGGTGGTAATGCTACAGGTGTTATAACGCTAACTTCAGCTGATGCCACTATAAAACCTGGCATGATTGTTGAGCAAAGCACTATGTGCCCAAGAGATTTAGTAAATCCTTATGTTGTTAAATCTATAGACGGTACAACTTTAACTGTTTCAAAAAAGAACAACATACACTCGCCAATGCCAGTTGCTGCAAATCTAGCAGCGGCAGGTGCATCTATACATTTCTTTGCTTCACACGGTCAAGGTTTTGGTGGTGTTCAAATGGACGCTTCTAATACAATACCTAAAGGTGTTACTATTTACGGAAGATGGACAGCTGGTAAGTTAAATGCTGCCGGTACTTTAATAGCATACTTTGGTAAATAATGGCATTATCTCTAGGTTTAGGTGTAGGTTTTTATAAGTTAGGCGGGTCAAGTCCTTTATCTGCTCCCGGGGTAACTGACGTTGAGCCTCAAGCATTAGAACTTTGGCTAAAAAACGGAGCTAAAGGAGGTAACTTTGTTGGAAGCCATGTAGTCCAATGGGACGACTTTAGCGGAAACAATAGACACGCTAAGTGGCCTGGCTGGGGAGGTTCTGGAGATAACATAGTTATGAACGCTACTACTGGAGCTATACCTTTAGACAGAACTGTACCTCATTATTTTCCTTTAGAAGGAACAGATATATCTTTAGACGATCAGCTAACACTGTTTGCGGTAGCATCATTTGATATACCAAGCCCTGCTAACGTTATGTTTTTGCTAAGCAACGGTAACAACGATGCCTTTGGCGAAAGTAATATAAGATTATTTGACAGTCCTCTTTCTACTGTTGGGCAATTTGCTATGATAAGAGATAGTAAAGGTCAAAGATTTGTAACTGAAAGCGAAAGTGGTGGTGAAAATGTAAACACGCTTCAAGATGGTGTTAAAAGCATAGTATCAATACAAAGAGAAGGTAACGATATAGGCGACAAAGTTGTATTTAAAGTTAACGGTGTTAATATACCAGATGACGGCACTGGAGGAACTTATGGCGCTGCTAATGACGATGGTGTTTTAACTTTAAATTCTTTTGGACTTAACAATACTGTTCAGCAAGGTCCTCAAGGAGACTTTTTTGAAGTAGTATTATACTCTACTTTTTTAGACGGAGACAACTATAATAATGTATATAACGATATAGCATCTCGATGCGATTTACCAACAATATAATATGGCACTACTAACTTACATAGACGGACAACCATTGTACACTACTTTACAAGAAGCTATAGATTATGGTGATGAAGTAGGATTACAAGGCTATCACACTCATAACTATAATGGTATATTAGGTTATATGGCAGGAACTACACATACTGATGCTACTAGAGTAGGATATACAAGTAGAAGAAGAAATCAAGTTAGCGGAGGTCAAGCCTCGCCTTCGACTAACGGAAACACAGGAAGTGCAGGCTACTAATATTAAATAAAATAAAATGGCAAAAAGAAAAACTCCAAAGGTTGAAAGTCTTCGACCTGAAAAAATTACTGACGAGCAATTAAAAACTTCAAGAGAAGTTATTAAAAGTATGAATATGGCAACAGCTGATTTAGGCGCTATTGAAATACGTAAGCATGAGTTGTTACATCACTTCAAGCTAATGCAAGAAACACTAACTAAATTACAGCACGAGTTTAAACAACAGTATGGCACTGACAACATAAACATTGCTGACGGTACAATTAAATATAATGAAGATGGAGACGACAAAGATAATAAGAAAGATAACGATAGGTAAAGATTACAAAATAGACTCTATGCATTACTCTGTAGGGCAAGAAGTTTATGGTGGTCACACTATCTGCGATATTATTGAAGACAACGATAAGTATAGTATTTATATTAGAAAAAATAAAGATGTTATGCCTTGGAAAGACTTCAATAAAAATATGGCTGTGTCAGTAGAGTATAACTTAGAATATTAATGAAAAGTATTAATAGCTTTATTATATCGCCTGTTGGTAAAAGATATAATAATGAAAAAGATATTAATGGTAAAAAATTAATACTTAATACTGAAGTATACAATCATGAGTTTGTTAATCGTAGAGCTAATATTATCTCTTGCCCTATTAATGGCAGTTATGATATATCACCTGGTGACGAAGTCATTGTACACCACAACGTGTTCAGAAGATGGCACAACGTACATGGTGAAGAAAAAAATAGTCAAAACTACTACGACGAAAACACGTATATAGTTAGTGAAGATCAAATATTTTTATATAGAAAGATAAACAACTCTAGTAGATTTAAAGCTGGCCCATGGAAAGCTATGCCAGGTTTTTGTTTTGTAATGCCGTTAGCTAATCAAGATAAGTTTAGTAATGACTTAGAAAACCAAAGCAAAGGTGTTATAGTTTATTCAGACGGTATGTTTGACATTAACGAACTAGTAGGTTACGATCCTATATCGCAATACGAGTTTGTTATAGACAACCAAAGGCTTTATAGAGTATATAATAAATTTATTACAATTAAATATGAGCGCGAAGGAAACGAAAAAACGTATAATCCAAGCTGGGCATAAAGCTGTTGAAGAATTAATTAAAGTAGCTCAAGAACAAATCATCACTAATACTGATGATGATGTTTCTGCTGATAGACTTAAAAATGCAGCCGCTACAAAAAAGCTAGCTATATTCGATGCTTTTGAAATACTTAATCGTATACAAGAAGAAGAAAATATACTAGAAGGTAAAGAGCCTGAAGAGAAAAAAGAGAGAGTGTTTAAAGGTTTTGCTGAAGGAAGATCTAAGTAATGTACGAACAAACACTATATAAAATTGTTGAACCTGTTAAGCTTAACACTATAAAAAGGCTTAACAAATCTAAAAAATGGAAGTATGGATATAATAAAGAAAACAATATCATTGTCATATCAAAAACTGGTAGAATTGGGGAGATCATTGAAATACAAGGGCTGCAAATTGCTTTGCCGTTGGAACCAATGCACGTGTACTCCAATGAAGTAAAAAAGTGGAAACGCTTTGACTACCCTAAAGAATTAAAAAAACTTAAAACTGTTTTTGACTGGAGAGACTATCCAGAAGAAGCTAAAGAGCAATGGTACGACTATATAGATCAAGAGTTTGACAGAAGAGATCAAGGCTTTTGGTTTAACAACAATGGAGTACCAACTTACATAACTGGTAGTCACTATATGTATTTACAATGGAGTAAAATAGATGTAGGTGCTCCAGACTTTCGTGAAGCTAACAGATTATTTTTTATATTCTGGGAAGCTTGTAAAGCAGATGATAGATGCTACGGTATGTGTTATTTAAAAAATAGACGTAGTGGTTTTTCATTTATGAGTTCTGCAGAAACAGTTAACTTAGCTACAATATCGAGTGATGCTAGATATGGAATACTATCAAAAAGTGGAGCTGA